CTGAAGCAGCACAGAAAATAGAAAAAATACAGAACTTAGAATTGGTCACGAATATGGACCCAAGCGACATTGCCTATGAAATGGTGATGGAGTCAAGAAGCTAATTGTGTCAAGATTAAGGCAAGATTGTGGCAAAAGTATGTTTGTTGCATAAATGTCACACATTTGTGGTGCTCATGTGGAGGTTTTGTGGTGCTTTTAAATGGCGTATTTCCTCATTTGTGGTGTTCGTGTGGTGCTTTTCAAATTGATTAGAATTGTTGGTATACATAGAGAATCTTCAATTTGTGGTGCTTTTGGGGGGTGCTGTAGGGGTAAAGTGAAAAAATTTTTTTCATTTACCCTAAAATGAACTCTAATAGTACCACAAAATAGGTTAAGTCATTGATTTATATAGATAATGTGTTTTTTAAAAGCACCACATGGAGTACCACAAATTCTCCACAAACACCACAAGCAAGGAAAATAGCCATTAATTTGAATATTAAAAGCACCACATGACCCTATAAATAATATCTAAAATGATTTAGATTGATTTACATGAATAAATTCAATTACGATCTATATAAAATACATTGGGAAGATATTTGTAGTGATTCTGGATGGGCTTCTGATGTTGAATTTAATAAATTATCTGTAAGCCATTGTATTTCAATTGGTTTTATTTTTAAGAAAGATAAAAAATATGTATGGATATTTTCTTCCTATGAGATAAATGATCTTGGCGAAATTAACTTCGGAGATCGAACGGTAATTCCGCTATCTAACGTAATAACTATGGAGAAGATCTATGGGCAAGAAAAAAAACGAAACTATCCAAGACATTCTGGATAGAATTCAAGAAGACATAGATACAATCAGAGATAAAGCTGAAGAATTAGAAAATCACGATTGTGATTCTGATTCTGACGAGTCTGATGATTGGTCTGATGAAGACGAAGACGACGAAGAATAGTCTACTAATATCTTTTCTTTCTTTGGAGGTCGTTGTGGTTTTCCCAATCTAATATCTTTTTGTTTTTGTACAACATCAGATTTTAGTTCATTAACTTCAACACCTTCAAGGATTGGAGAGTACTGGTCCAATACCTCTGCAATTCTCTTATCTAATTCCTCCTCAGATAAATCATCTAACTTACCTGTTCTAATAATCTTTTGTTCAACATAAAGTCCAGCAACTTTACCTCTAGCAACTTCTGCATTAACTGCAGCACTCCAGGCTTTATTTTTTAAAGCTTCATTTTTAATTTTACCTAGCTCTGTAATATGGCTTTCAAAAGTTACATCATATTTCTTTTGATTCTCTGATCTTAACTCTCCAATGTACTGAACAACTAATGGATACATTTTTGGGTTTTGTAATTTGCTTGCAGCATTTTTAGCTGTATCAGGTGAATACCCGGCAGCAATAGCAGCTTCAGTTCCAGTCATTCTTCCCTCATTAGTTACTAATTCATGAGCGAATTTTATTTGCATTTCTGTTAATCTTTTTGATAGTCCCATACACTTGACTGTATAAGTTAACTTTGGTATTAGATCAATCGTAAATTACTCCATAAATTACACTCCTGGGGTTGGCTTACGAAATAGGACTCCTCTTAAGTTTCTCTATGGATACTGGGCCCCAGGTTAAAATATTATGTTAAGAGGAAAGCTATTAAGACAGGCATTAGATAAGTTTCTGAAGAAATCAGAAGTCGCAAAAGAAGCACGTGTTCAAGTTTGTTTACCTAACGGAGAACTATATGACGTTATTGGTATTGAACTAATGGAAAATAAATTAATTGGAAACCGAGAATCTCATAGATTAGTTATCACAATTGATAAGGAAAGATGGACTATGGGTAAGGTTATTAAACGTGTTTAATCATGTATTGGTTAACTTGAATTTGAAGTGAAACCAGAATCAAAATTTTGGCAAGAAGTTAAGAAAAACATAACTCAAATTTCCTTTACAAGATTGGAGTCTTGGGCCTCGGCTGGTGTTCCAGATCTCTTGTGTTATAATAAATCTGGTAAATTTTTTACTATCGAATTGAAGGTGACCAAAGGTGATTTTCCAAGGTTCTCACCCCATCAAATTTCATTCCATGTCAGGCATCCGAATAATACTTTCATCCTAAAAAAGTCCCTCGGTCCTTTGTCCATAAAACTTTATGAAGGATCCAAGATCATGCAACTTGTGAACCATGAGCCTTGTGCCTGTGTGGCTGTTGGTTGGACCAAGGTTCAAGAACATCTTGTCAATGTGACATAATGTCGCACCCCCAACTAAAAAACCTGTGGGCGGGGCCCACCCATGCTTGTGGATCTAGGCTTGTGCCTTGTTCCTTCTTCCCCTGCTTGTGAGCGTAGTTTAAATATTAAATATTAACGGATCTTGGCGCCAGCTTTGAGCTGGCGCCGCTTGAATTACTTACTTATAGCTTTTTTTGCAGCTTCGTAGATGTGCGTGAAAAACAGGTGTTCCTCCTCCTGCTTCTCAAAAAAATTAATGATGTCCTGATCAAGCCTCTTCCGAAGCTCACGCACGTCCTCAGGCAAGTACTTGGTTTCACGTCTGTGGTCGAGCTTGCCTTCGGAATCAAAAGACTCTTCGATGAGAGTAAGCTCATATCTAGAACTAACCATTATTTTCCTCCTCTGGTTCAAATTTTACGATTATATACATAGAGCTCTCAAAGCCCTCTACATAATCGTAATCGAAGCCGGCTTTATCTAGGGCCTCCATTACTTCTTGTTCAGTCATATTTACTCCATTAGTTGTTACTCATCCCAGAATATCCTAGCCTTGTTCCGTTGTCAATGATTCTTTTTACATGAATCATGGCGCCTGCAACCTAAGGTTATGTCAATGCGACAAATTGTCGCACTTGTTACTAAATACCTGTGGGCGGGGCCCACCCGAAGTTTATATACACTTGTGAGCTTGTTACTTGCGGCTTGCGACTTGTGGGTAGTGGCCCGACCCCGAGTCTCCCCGAGTTGACAATACGAAGCGATAATATCGGGCCATGTTAATGTTTACCGTAGGCAACGTTTGGAATTGTACGGTCCCAACAAGCCCGGCAATCTTTACACTTGTTATCTTGTTCAGCCGCCGGGCATGTCTTTTCTGACGTAACAACGGTTGACGTCCAGGGCCAAAATGTAGCGGCCTTGCCGTCAACTTTATGGGCAGAAAGTCGAATAATTAAATTTTTTGGTACTTCTTTTTCTGATATACGGCTAATTATAAAAGCTTCCCTTGTCGGAAGCCAATGTTTAACATTAGGCGTTAATCTACATACCCAGAAAATTTTCAATAAATGATCTAATGACTGTAAATCTCCGGAATCGTGCCATCTAAAAAACTCTGATTTTGTTTCTAATATACTTGTTGCCATTGCCTGGGTCCATAATGGATGGTCCAAAGCTTCTAATCTACGTTGCATTGCGTCTCTTACATTAGGGAATCTATAGCGTCCTTTTAATGCATAACAGCCCGAACATACTGATCCGGGAATCTTTACAAGCTTAGCGCCTGTAATGCATTTAATAGCCGGTAAGTTATAACTGTAACCAGGCATCTTGGAGGGCTTGCTAAGCCCTCCGGTGATTGATTTTAATTGCAACTTGTCCATTATCTTTTAACTTTTTTCTTTATTGGAGATTGCGCCTTAAAATTTGAATCAAAGCTATTAAGCTTTGAAGGCGTCAACTCATACATATGAAAGCCTTTTTCTGTAGGTACTTTTTTAAACCCTAGCTTTTTTAACTTATCAATTGTTCCTTGCATGCTTTCTCCTATTGTTACTTAATTGAAATAGTATCCCATCTTATCCTAGAATGCAACAAATAAATTTTGTCCTGGTCCATGATTCGTTGATCAAGTAATTCGCTTAAGTCAATGCGACAAATTGTCGCAGGCAATAAAAAACATGCGGGCGGGGCCCTCCCAAGAAACACTAAACACCTGTGGGCGGGGCCCTCCCGGAAAAAAATAAAAAATAAAGATTGACTTATTCTGGGATATTATGTTATACTTCCAAATCAAATAACAACGAAAGGAAAAACAATGGCACAAGCGATGACTAAGTACCAACTAGACCACTTCAGAGATAAAGTTCAAAGGGAACTAAACCCTATGATTGAACAACAAGAACTACTTGTTCGTCAGTATGTATCACAAGCAACTGATACAGCTTCTAAAAAACTTGCCAAAAAAATAGGTGCACAATCTATTATTGATAAGCTAAAAGAAGCTGAACAATATCTATTAGAAGCACAAGCAACAGCTAAAACCTTTTTTAAGAAAAAAGCTAATAACGAAACATTAAAAGGAAAACTTGATTACAAGTTCACTTCTAATGAAGTTAAAGAGGATAGAATAACTGTTGCTCTTTGTGAGGAACAAATAAGAGACTGGGCTAGTGAACTTGCTCAACAAGAAATAGAGAAAAGACCAGAGGGCAAAAAACTTTCTGAATTAAAACAAGTTAAAAGAGTGGCACTTGATACGATAATGGAAGCCCACGCCCCAGCTGAATTAATTGCTAATCTAGATAAAGTATTACAAGCTAGTATTGGTATTAATTGGAATAATAAAGCACCACAAATTAAAGCGTAAATAAAAAAGGGAACAGGGCTTGTCGCCCTGTTCCCTGTTCCGAAAACCAATATTATTTTTTTCGTGTTTCCCTATACTTTGTGTCAAAGTCCTTTTCTTGTTTTCTGTTGATTGATAAAACTACCCAACAGAATAATGCAACAAGCAACAAGGACAACGACGCAAATACTATAAAGTAATTGTAAATGTCTTTTAGTATTTCAAACATAAACTACCTTTGTTGTTTCTCTTTCCTCAAATGTTTCGACAATATCCATAATAGTATCATCGCACTTTGTTATAATAAAGGAAAGTATTTCACTTTCCTTTATTGTTAGTCCTTGCTCAACGAATTGTTGAGCAAGGTTATCAGTTATATTTACTTCAGTTTCCATATTAATTGCTGTTCGGATTCCAGATACAAAGTTTTAATTGACTTTCCAAACTTTTAACAAGTTCAGCTGGCTTTGAATCGTGTTTATCAAATCGTAAGCCAGTAAAGTTATCTATATATCCTACCTTTTCATTGTTATAAAAAACGTCGCCAGATTTTTTATCTGGAAAACTAAAACCAATTTGTTTTAGTTCTTTTTCGTGTTCTTTTGATACCCATAGTTCCATATTATTACTTTCGTTGTTAGTGATTATATCTTACAATATCCTATATTTAATGTCTATAGTTATTTGCCACAATTAAAAAGATATTTGTATTATAATTCAATGGGATATTCTGTGATATATTTATCACTACTAAATACATGCGGGCGGGGCCCACCCGGGATTTATATATTATATACATGCGGGCGGGGCCCACCAGGACTTCTCCCCCCCCCATAGAGGTCCCAATGGGTTTCCAAATTACTTTTATTTAACAGAGGGGGGAGGGGGTAAATCAGTTAAAGGGGTCCCAGTCATACCCTTTAGTCTAAGATTTACATAGTCATAGCTAGTAATTTCATTTTGGGTTCTAAATTACCTATGGATTTATACCCCCGGGGGTGTTAAAAACAATTTAGGTACCATAATTAACATTATGCTTGATAAAGATATTTTAAAAAAAATTAATAACATTACTGATCCTAGTGTAAGAAAAAATTGGAAATTAGATTTTTTAACTAAAATTCATAAAGTAAAAAATAGAGAAATACGTTCTGATTTTCTAACATTTGTAAAATACATTTGGCCAGATTTTATTGAAGGCTCTCATCATAAAACTATTGCAGATAAATTTAATAGATTGAGATCTGGAGAACTTACAAGGTTAATTATTAATATGCCACCAAGGCATACTAAATCAGAATTTGCTTCTTATTTTTTACCTGCATGGATGATTGGTAATGATCCTAAATTAAAAATTATTCAAGCGACTCACACAGCAGAACTTGCAGTTCGTTTCGGTCGTAAAACAAAAAACTTAATTGACTCAGCTGAATACAGAGAAATATTTAATACAAGATTACAAGAAGATTCAAAAGCAGCTGGACGTTGGGAAACTAATAAGGGCGGTGAATATTTTGCTGTCGGGGTCCAAGGTGCTGTGACCGGTAGGGGTGCTGATTTATTAATCATCGATGATCCACATTCAGAGCAAGATGCTAATTCTCAAACAGCTTTTGATAAAGCATATGAGTGGTATACATCAGGACCACGTCAGCGTTTGCAGCCTGGTGGAAGAATCGTTTTAGTTATGACTAGATGGTCAACAAAAGATTTAACTGCACAATTACTCAAGGCTCAAGGAGCAGAAGACAAAGCTGATAAATGGGAGCTCGTTGAGTTTCCAGCTATTATGCCAAGTGGTAAACCTTGTTGGCCACAATATTGGAAGTTAGAAGATTTGCTTGCGGTCAAAGCTTCAGCGGGTGTTTCTAAATGGAATGCACAGTACATGCAAAATCCAACTTCAGAAGAAGGAGCTATTATTAAACGTGAGTGGTGGAAAGATTGGGATGAAGATTATGTACCACCCATTGAGCATGTTATTCAATCTTATGATACTGCATTTTTAAAAAAAGAAACTGCGGATTATTCTGCAATTACAACTTGGGGCGTGTTCCATCCAAATCAGGACTCTGGTCCAAATTTAATATTGCTAGATGCAATTAAAAAACGAGTAGAGTTCCCTGAACTAAGGCGCTTGGCTCACGAACAATATATGTACTGGAAACCTGAAACTGTTTTAGTTGAAGCTAAAGCATCAGGACTTCCATTAACTTATGAACTTAGAAAAATGGGTATACCCGTTATAAATTACACCCCTTCAAAAGGTAATGATAAACATAGTAGAGTTAACTCAGTTGCACCATTATTTGAAGCAGGTCAAATATGGGCACCTAAAAGTAAGGAGTTTGCACAAGAAGTTATTGAAGAATGTGCTGCATTTCCACATGGAGATAATGACGATTTAGTGGATTCTATGACACAAGCTTTAATGAGATTTAGACAAGGTGGATTGATTTCTCACCCAGAAGATTATAGAGATGAACCATTACCAAGAGTAAATAAGGTTTATTATTAAAATGATTGAGAAAAAAATTACTTACGATATTAACATTGAAAAACCAAGTAAGACAAAACCTGTTAAACAAGGTGGCGTTTTAAATTACTTAGGAAAACAAAAAACAGTTAATGCTCCAGTTAAATGGAGATCATCTAAAGATCATCCAATAGCACATCTTTCATACATTACAAAAGATGAAGAAAAAATTTTAATAGATTTAAATTTATATGGTTCACTAAAAGGTAAACCTAACAGAGGTCCATTTGGACTTCCATCATTACAAGGATCTGGAAGTGGATCGGGAGGAGATGGGGGATCATCAGGCGGCGATGGATCAAGTGGAGATTCAAGTGGAGATGGGGATTCAAGTGGAGAAGGAGATAGTGGTCCAGGAGGATCCGACGATGGAAGTGGACACGGAGGACCAGGACCAGGAGCAGATTCAGATTCAGGATCAATGGGTGGAATAGGAATGGGAGATGTGGGTGGATTAGGTGTTAGTGATACTAGTGGTATGAGTGTTGGTGATGTTGCAGGAACTTCTGAAAATGCAGGTATGGGAGGTGTTGCAGGAAGTGCAGTTGGAGCGGCAGCAACAGCGGCAGCTGCTGAAGCAAATACAGGAGTTATGAGTACTTTAGCTAATATAGCAAACAGGGCAGTTCAAAATGCAATTAATAATCCAGTTGCAACAGCTATAGGAATTGCAATGGGGCCAGTTGCAGGTTTAGCTGCAAGAGGAATTTCTGCAGCAGTAGATGCTGCTAACAGAGGAGTAACAGGACCAAGTGATGATACTCAAGAATCAACATCAGTTCAAAGTGGACCAGCACAAAGTCCAGGAGGTGATGGTGGAATAACTACATTACCTCAGTATGCTCCACTTATTAATCCATATACTGGTGATAATTTAGTAGATGCTCTTGTTGCAAGATATAGAGCTAATCTTCCATATTCTTCTTTTGGAATATAATGAAAAAATTAACAAGAACTATACCACCTAAATCAGGTCCTACCCCACAGGGCTTGAATATTACATATAATAAGGTTAAGATAGTAAACTCGGAGAAATTAAATGGCAAATATAGAAAAATCACTTCCAAACGAAGTTACAAATAAAATCGAAATAGAAGGCCCAGAAGTTGCAACTGAAGAAGCTGTAGAACTTCAAGAATCTATTCCTGATGTTGGAAACACAGAAATTACTCCAACAGAAGATGGTGGTGTTGAAATTAATTTTGAACCTGGAGCTTTTAATCAAGGTGAGAGTGTAAACCATTTTGATAATCTAGCAGAGTTATTACCAGAAAATATTTTAGGACCTTTAGGTTCAGAACTTTATCAAAATTTTCAAGAGTATAAAAGTTCAAGACAAGATTGGGAACAAGCTTACACACAAGGTTTAGATCTACTTGGATTTAAATATGAACAAAGAACAGAACCATTTCAAGGTGCATCAAGTGCAACACATCCAGTTTTAGCTGAAGCTGTAACTCAGTTTCAAGCATTAGCTTATAAAGAATTATTACCATCAGATGGACCAGTTAGAACTCAAATAATTGGAAACTCTTCTAGAGAAAAAGAAGATCAAGCTATTCGTGTTAGAGATTTTATGAATTATCAAATTATGGATGTCATGAAAGAATATGAACCAGAATTCGATCAAATGTTATTTTACTTACCATTATCAGGATCTACATTTAAAAAAGTTTACTACGATGATTTACTTGGAAGAGCTGTTTCTAAATTTGTACCAGCAGAAGATTTAGTTGTTCCATATTCAGCAACATCATTAGATGACGCTGAAGCAATTATGCACGTCTTAAAAATTTCTGGAAATGAATTAAGAAAACAACAAGTTGCAGGATTCTATAGAGATTTAGATTTATTACCAAGTGATGATTCTGTTACAGAAGCAGATGATGTAAAATCA